TTCAGCAATATTGAATCAGACTTATAACAATCTTGAGTTGATAGTAATAGATGATGGAGATGAAAAACAGAAGGCGGTTATAGATGATATACAACTGACCGCTAATATCCCTATAAAGTATCTGAACATTGACCATAGCGGGTACAACCTAGCTAAAGCCCGTAACTTAGGAATCATTGAATCTACCTCCGAAGTATTGGTGTTTGTTGATCAACGGATGATTTTAGAACCCAATGCCCTAGAAGAATTCTTAAAATACCTTGCTCCGAAAAAATGGCTATACGGTTCAAAAGGTTTGAAAAAAGATTTTGTGGAAAATTTCAGCTGTATCAATAGAGATGACATTGCAACTATGGGAATGTTTAATGAACGAATTACTACTTACGGTGGGATGTCTCAGGAGTGTCGTAGCCGAGCTAGGCGGCAAGGATTTATCTTAGAATATATTGAATCAGCCAAAGCGAACCCTAGTAGGAAATCATCTAACCGCAGACGGAAGAAAATAGAAATCATGGAAGCTAAAAATTTATTATGGCGAGTAGGTCTTCAGTGAAAGACAGAATAAATATTATCACATCTTTAAATCATTTGGGCAACGAATTTGACACACTAAAGCTTGCCAAGAAGTTTCCCATCAAGTTTCACTATTTAGAAAACAACGTTAGAAAATGGAGCAAATTTTCACCTCGACCTCGACCCGAAACATGGCTTACTAAAGATGAATTCGAGTGGGTTCAATATTACGAAAAAGGAAAGTATGATGTTGCGATTCTAAGAGTAGACCAACAACATGTGAACCCGAATATCGGAAAAGCGGTACCATACAATGATTTAAATGAACTTATACAGGATATCCCAAAGATTGTAGTAAATCACGGTACTCCTATGTACCCCGAAATGTATGAGGAAGACATGGTTATAAATGGTGGCGAAATGCAAACCTCGCAAGGGGTAGTAAAAATCAAAGGCATGAAAGAGAAAATCGGTGATAACTTTATGATAGTTAATTCATATGATGCGGTTGACCGCTGGGGGTGGGGCTATCCGATTATACATGGATTATCGCCTGATGAATGGTGGGACTTGCCTAAAGAACCCAGAGTGGTGATGATGATATCTCCCGGCGGACTAGATAAGTATTACAATCGCACACTCATAACCCATATAAAAAGTAGACTCAAAGAAAAGACTGGGCTTGATTTAATTCATGTTACTGTAAATTTCAAAGCCCATGATTGGGATGATTATCGAGATGTGCTTGGACGATCGCTTATATATATAAACCCTACTTTGGATTCCCCTATGCCACGAGCCCGAACCGAGGCTATGTTATCTGGATGTTGTGTGCTAACTAGTGAATATCATGGGGCAGACGAATTTATAGAACATGGCAAGGACGGATTCATAGTCCCCGATAACCCCCAGAGCTATGTAGAGACCATCCAGAACCTCATAACCTATAATTACAAGGATACGGTTAAAATAGGCCAAAGAGGGAAGCAAAAGGCTCAGAAGCTGTTTAATAATGACCGATATTTAGACGATTTATACCATGTCATATCCGAAATCGTAGATGGTAGGAGACCTAAGTGGCAGGGAGATAAAATCTGGTGATTCGTTTTTTCACGTTCTCCCAGTACCATAACCGTAAGAATGTGGGCTCAACGAAAATCCGTGCCCATAATTTAATTAAATATTGGCCTAAAGCTGATTTATACAAATATGGTGAACGCCCAGAAGTCCTTATATTCCAAAAAGTATATTGCACTTATGACTATAAATTCCCAAAAACTTATCCAGGAATTACTATACTCGATGTGTGCGATACGGACTGGAATGACACACCGGATATTTATATTAAAGAAACGTTAGATGGTGTAAATGCTGCGGTAGTGCCTACTAAAAATATGCAAAAGCTACTCCAACAAATGACAGATAAACCTGTAGTAGTTATAAAAGATCGCTTCGACTTATCTGAATTCCCTAAGCCCAAAATACATAATGGCAAAGCTAAAACTTTGGTATGGTTCGGCTATTCACATAACGCCGAATTAATGAATTATGTTATCCCAAGTATAGAAAAACGTGGGCTTAACTTAATCATAATCTCAGACAGTGACCCACACTTATATAAATATGCCAACGACCCAATAGAGTTTGAAAAGAAATATACTTGCATAAAATACAAACAGGAAACTATATATCAGGAACTCCAGAAAGCGGACATCTGCGTATTGCCTAAGGGAAACAGGCCACAGGACAGGTATAAGTCTGAGAACAAAACAGTGATAGCGGGATTATGTGGGTTGCCTGTAGTCACTAACGCAGAAGAACTAGACAGTATGATGGAAGCCGAAGCAAGGAATGGACATATCAATACAATACATAGTAAACTTAAGCAAGACTATGATGTTATGAAATCTATTGAAGAGTACAAGAACTTAATCAGGAATATACAGGAAATTGGATAAATGGCGGTCAAACCATATAAAGATAAAGAATTCAAGGCGTTTATATCGGCGATAGATGAAGGTCAGGTCGGACATTGGGTTGAGATAGCTAGGGCACTAAATGTTAGTGACGAAACAATCCTTAAATGGAAGCAACTCCCAGAAGCTCAAGAAGCTATACAAAGAGGCATTGACCACGCCTTACAAGCTATGCAACAGGCAGGTGGACGTGATTGGAAAATGTGGGAATCCAAGCTAAAGATGTTCGGAGTAAATCCTGCAACGAAAGTAGAAGCCACTATATCAGACCCAAGGCAGAAGATAATAGATAAGTATATGAGTGGAAAAGATGCTTCAGAAGCTTCGGAGGCTTAGAGCAGATCACTTACTTTTTCAACATGAGATAGTCTTCTATCCATATCAAGAAGAAGTAAGCGATAGAATATTAGAAGCTCTTATTCAGAACCTTAGAATTACGGCTGCTTCATCAGAGGAGGAAATAAAGAAGCTTGAACTGACTGAGATAGCTATTGAATTTTCCAGACAATCAGGCAAAACTACCGCAGTAGTATATACAGTAGAATTTATTCTTACATGGCTCTCGGTTTACTTTAATAGGCAGATTCATATTGGCATATTCGCCCCGCAGATAGAACAAGCTAAGACTGACTTTGATAGGTTAAAGGTCGCTCTACGTCGAGTTAAAGATATGATTGTAGTATCCGAAAAGCAACGGTTGGAGATTAAAGAACAGGAGAACTCCAAAACTTTAGTTTTACCTGACGGCTCATCATGCTATATATCTCCAGTTACAAAGACTTCCCGACCTGAGTCCAAAACCTTAGACTTAATGATATTTGAAGAATCCCAAGACCTAGATGACAAGATTGTAAAAGAAAGTATATTTCCTATAGGAGCTTCAACTAATGCCCCAAGAGTCCTTATAGGTACAGCAGGGGTGCAAATAAATTACTTTTACCGCTCAGGACAAAGTGGTGAGGCATTAAAACTCTATTATGACGATATAGTATCCCAACGCCGAGATGTCTATAATAAGACTAAAAACGCCACGCATCTTATTTATGAGCGAACGGTGCAACAAGAAATTGAAAAACATGGCCGAGACAGTGACGAAATACAACGCCCTTATTTTGGAAAGTGGTTAATTGGTACAGGCCAATTTGTTACCCAAGAAGATTTGGAAGCTTTAGAAGATAAAGATAGGTTGCCTACTGAAAGATATACTAAGACTTATTGTTTCGTAGGTATTGATGTAGCAAAGAATCCAGATAGCACAGTTGTCACAGTCCTTAGATATAACGAAGAAAAGAAATATAAGGAACTAATAAATTGGATAGAGCTTAGAGGTGAAAACTATATTGACCAGTTTGATATAATAATTGATTTTCTTACTAGATATAAGGTCATAGCTCTAGCGGTGGACTCTACTGGAGTGGGAGATCCCTTTACTGATATGTTTGCTAGAAATAGCGATTGGCGGGATGAGAACTCAGGACTTTATTCAGTAAAGTTTAGTGCACCAATGAAAGATAACTTATATCGTAACCTTAAAATATCCATCAAAGAGTCGTTGACTAGATTGCCAAAGCTTAGTACAAAGAAGGGGGAGAAATTCAAGCTACAGATGCTTGATCTTCAACAGGAATATAAAGGACAGCTCCTTTCTGTTCATCACCCTGATTCCGCAGATGCTCATGATGACTACTGCGATTCATTTGCACTGGCAGAATGGGCATATGCTAAATATCATGAGAACCAACCCGAAGTACAATTTATCGAGGTCGTTGACCCTAATGAAAGAAAAGTCGTAAAAGATGAGTCTGGTAAAGTCATTGATTACTGGCCTGGGATGGCGTAAGCAACCAGAGCCTAAAGCTAAAAAGAAAACTGTCAGTGGGGCTTCTGCTACCGTGGCAGACCTCTTTAAAACAGATACAGGTTTATCTAATTATCAGTCAGTGTCAGATAGATTACTAAAAGCTAACGAAGGCTGGGTATTTAAGAATAACGATTTAATAGCAAAAGAAGCCGGCAATATTGAGTTTGAACTATTTTCTATTAAACGAGTCGGTCAAGAGATTCAATTCGACCCCATCGTACAACATCCTTTACTTGAAGCTTTAGATAGGTTTAATGAGTTCACCGCCGCCAGTTCAGGCTTTTATCTGACTGAATCGCACCAGAACCTAGCTGGGGACGCTTTTTGGTACATAGATGGCAGGGGGCCGGTTATTAACGGAATCTATTTATTACAACCAGATAAAGTTAAGGTTAAGTTAGGAGAACCTACTTATGGGCAACGTATTATCCAAGCATATGAGTTTAAGGATAATGTTGGTGGAAAATCAGTCGATGAGACTTACGACGCCGATGAGGTAGTCCATTTTAAAAACCCTAACCCGAACAATCCTTATAGGGGTAAATCTAAAGTCGAAGCGGTGGCAGATGATATTGATACCGATAATCTCGCTACCTTAGCTAGTAAGAGGTTATATCAACGAGGCTTAATTATTAATTTTGCCCTTTCCACCAGTGGACATTTAACCCCCGAGCAACGGAAACAGATACGAGCTGAATTAAACTCTAATCATAAAGGGGCTAATCACGCATATAACGCAATGATTCTCTCAGGAGGATTAGAACCTAAGAGCATACAGCTCACTAGTCGGGAAATGGAGACTATCAAACAACAGGAATGGTTGAGAGATAAGATTTGTGCCATATTTGGCAATCCAAAATCTTTAATAACTACTGATGAAGTAAATAAAGCTAATGCCGAAGCCACTATTCTTAATTGGAAACGAACCACAATTAAATCTGAATATAAGAGTATCACCGACACCATAAATGAGTTTTTACTGCCGAGGTTCGGGGATAACCTATTATTAGGATTTAAAGACCCTGTACCTGAAGATAGGGATGGAAAGATAGAACAAAATGTAAATCTAGTAAACGCCAAGATAATCACCCAGAATGAAGCTAGGGAAGATTTAGGCTATGAGCCTATAAGCGATGAAGGGGCTGATGTACTCAACCAGCCAATGCCGACCTTTGACCCTAGTACTCAGGATGAAGACGCTATACCTAAGAGCATTAAGAATATTTCATATCATAAATTCCTTAGGCGTTCAGGGATATATAAGGAAATTAGAAAGTATAAAGAACTGAAAGAGGCTTCTCGTGGAGTCGCTGAGAGACTGATTAAATCTCGTAGGAAAAAAGAATCTAAGCCTGAAGTAAGGGAACATGAATCATTTACTAATGAGCAAGTTTGGAAATTCCATAATAAACAGATAAAGATAGTCGAAGCCCATGAGGATATATTTAGAGATAAGGTTCAATTATTCATCATGTCGCTTCTTGAGAAAGCTTTAGAACAATTACCTGAAGAAGTAGCCAGAATGCAGAAAAAAGCCTTGTTTAATGAGGAAGATGAGATTGTCAGAGCAACCCTAGACTTTACTCCTATATTAAACGAAGTAGCTATCATGGCCGGACAGGAAGCCCTTAGGATGGTAGATGATGATTTAGTTTATGATCCAGCCAGACTTCGGAAAACTGTAGAGCGTAATGTTAAGAAGTTCGCTGAATCAATGATTAAGACCGATAGGGATAAAATAATAGACACTATTGCCCAAGGCGTAGCTGAAGGTAAATCAGTACCAGTAATACGTAATGAATTATTGCAAGAGTTTGAAGAAACTTATACTAGAAACCAAGCAGAACGAATAACCCGGACTGAGGTGCTTAGGGCTTCCAATGAAGGCACTATAGACGCATGGAAAGAATCTGAGGTAGTAGTTGGTAAGCAATGGCTGACTGCTGAAGATGATAGGGTTGATGGCGATTGTGAGGAAATGAACGGGAAGATAGTAGACCTTGAGACTTCATATAACTCCACTATTAAAGATACATTCGATGAGGATACAGCTGAGAAACTACTTGATTATGGTGCAGTAGAAGAACCACCGCTTCATCCTAACTGTAGATGTACGCTTTTACCTGTTCTAGTAGACTCAAAAGGCTTTGATACTAAATCTTATTTAGATAAACTAACCCAAGACACTAGGATAAAAGAACTAGAATCACAAATAGACAAGCGGACTAAAGAATTCAAGGAACTTAAAGAAAAGAATCTATCTCAAGAGAGCTATATAAAAGAACTTGAGGAATTCCTAGATGAGTAAGCTTGATGAAGCCCGAAAACGTCGTAAAGAAGCCGATAAGCGTCCTATTATAAAGTTTAAGGACGAAGAACAGACACAAGCCATAGAATCGGTTAAAAAGTCCATAGATAACCTATATCAGCTTATAAATGATAAGGAAGAATTTGATTTCCAAATCCTAGTCAAGGAAATAAAGACATTGCACGATATATTGGATTTTAAAGCTGAACTCAAGGCATTAAACGACACTATAAAAGAAAACAAGCCTGATAAGATGCCTATTGATAAATTTACTGAAATAATTAAGGCAGTCAAAGAAAATAAGCCTGTCCCTATTAAAGTAGATTTCTCAAAACTAGAAAAAGCCATAATCCAAGTACAAGAGAAAATCCAAGAAAGTAGCACAGTTGACCAAGCAACCGAGAATTTCAAGCCCGTAAGACGAGTTATAAAAGTAGGAAACCGATTAGTCTATGATGATCAGCGTACTCCATCAAGAGGGGGTGGAGGCGGTTCAAACTTACCCTTAGTCAATGATGCGGTTCCAGTAGTGAACCCTGATGGTTCCAATATCAGTGGAGGAAGCAGTGGAGGAGATGGCACAATAGTTGATGGTGTTGATGATACCATCAAAGCCAGTGTTAAGGATTTATCTAACTCCAACCCTATAGCCGCTGCTATTGTTGATGCAAGCGGGGACCAGATTACTACATTTGGAACACCGGGGGGAGCCACAGCCGCAAAACAAGATACTGGCAACACCAGTTTGGCGAGTATAGACGGTAAAATTCCAGCTTCTCCATCAACTTCAGGTAAACAGGACACCGGCAATACCTCCCTAGCGTCAATCGATGGGAAAATCACGGCTGTTAATACCGGTGCGGTAACTATTTCGACTGCCCTACCCGCGGGTAGTAATAATATTGGGGACGTAGACGTGTTATCTTTGCCGGCGATTCCTGCCGGGAATAACAATATAGGCGATGTCGATATTGCCTCCGCTCTTCCAGCCGGAACTAATGCCATCGGTAAACTGGCTGCAAACTCAGGCGTGGATATCGGTGATGTAGATGTAACCTCTATTATTCCCGGAACCGGAGCTACTAATCTCGGTAAAGCCGAAGACGTCGGCCACACCACGGGTGATACCGGAGTCATGGTCTTGGGTGTTAGGAATGACGGTGCGGCAACTTCTTTTTCGGGAGCTAATACGGACTATACCCCTCTGGGAGTTGATGCCCAAGGAAGACAGAACGTAGTCCAAAAAGCCCCCACAGCTACTTGTTCAAACGTTGCGTCTTCGGCCACCAGCGTAACCGTACTCGCGGCCAATACTTCACGCATAGGTGCTCAATTTTATAATGATTCGTCCCAACTAGCTTATTTAAAGTTTGGTGCTACTGCTTCAACTTCTTCATTCACAGTTGTATTGAACGCCGCCGATTATTATGAATTACCCGGTGGGTATACTGGGATTTTGGATTGCATCTGGGCCAGTGCCAATGGAAATATGCGAGTTACGGAGCTGACATGAACATTATAAGAATAGACCGCTCAACCACAAATACCATAGTCTACTTCAATTATGAGTTGGATATAGAAGATGAGCCTAGAGAATTTGAAAGCAATATAGTATTCGCCGACCCCGATATAAGCGAAGAAGACATTACACAGGCTATCAATGATAAATTAGCAGAGTTATAAATGAGTCAAGTGCTTACCTCCGGAACCTCGTGGGTAGTTCCTACCGGCGTTCTTAATCTTAAGGTTTACGCTATAGGTGCCGGTGGAGGCGGAGCGGGGAGTACGAATGTTGACGGAGGAGCCGGAGGAGCCGGAGGAGCCGGAGGAGTTTCTTATATCAGCTTGCCTGTTGTACCGGGTGATACCGTGAGCTATAGCTTAGGTGCAGCCGGTGCAGGCGGTGTAAACAATGCTAATGGAGCTGCCGGCGGTAATACTACCGTTACCGTGGCCCCGATATATGCCTTGGATAATATCAGGAGCAAGAACGGAATTCCTGTCGGCGGTATAGACACCGCCAGCGGGAAGTTAAATAGAGCAGGAAGTTTTAGCAGTGGTAAATATCTTACTATTCCCAATGGGATTATGAATATAAGCGGTGATTTTTCATTTGAGGTATGGGTAAACCCCACCAACACTTTAGGTACGAACCCGCGTTGTTTTTCCTTAGTATCCGGCGGTCTGAACTTGCAGGCCGGTTATAGAAATTCAACCATGCTGCCGTTCGTCAGGATAAATAATGTTACTTACTCCATAACAACCGCCCTATCAACGGGAACTTGGCAGCACGTCGTTTACAAATCATCCGGCGGTACCATAACGATTTACGTCAATGGTACTGAATACAGCACTACGGCTGGTGGTGTTCCCTCAGCAAATTCCACGAATTCGGCCATAGGTTTCGGCAATGGGGGTACCGGTCCTAACGGTTTATTGGATGAGGCCGTACTTTACAACAGAGCCTTGACCTCAACCGAAGTAACGGGCAGATATAATAGCGGAACGGGTACGGAAAGTCTGTCAGGTTCGGGCTGGGATGTTACTTCTGCCGCCGTATCACAGTGGCATTTGAACGAGGCCAGCTGGGTAAGTTCAACCATAACAGCCAATGGCGGAGCAGGCGGTACTTATAACAATAACGCGACTGCGGCCGGAGGCAGTTTTTCCGGTGGCGATGGCGGTGCTACCGGTGGAGTCGGGGGTGGTGCTACCGGGGATAAAGGCGGTGCAGGCGGAGGGGCCATCGGTACGGTGGCCGGAGGAACCAGTTCGGGAAGTGCCGGTGTCATCGGAGCACAAAGTGCTGATGTTTCAGGTTTGCAAGCCGTATTATCCGAAGTAGGCGGTTATCCTATAACTACCCAGGGTTCCGGAAGTGCCGCCGGAAGTCCGGCTACGGCTAATATTAATAATGGCGGTACTGCAACCGGCTTTGGCTGTGGGGGCGGAGGGGCCGGATATTATGGTGGTAACGGGGGCGGTGGATTATACGGCGGCGGCGGGGGCGGTGCGGCCGGTTATACCGCTACGAACATGACCGGCGGTGCCGGAGGACAAGGTATAATAATATTATCCTGGTCCAGCGTAATAGACTACATACCTTACACGCCGCCATATTTAAGATAAGGAGAAAACAATGCCACTTTACTCATCAGGAAGACCAAGTAGTTCATCGGCTACGCTGTTCACCTCAACAGCGACTAAAACAGTCGCCGAAACTACTACCGAAACAACAATTATCGATACCGGTACCGGTTCGCTTACCCTGCCAACTAATTATTTAACTGCCGGTAAATCCCTTAAATTCGCAGTCAGAGGACTTTACTCCACGCCGACCCTTAGCGTAGGTAATATAGTGGTCAAGATAAAATTAGGCGGTGTTACTCTGGCAACAGCAACGGTCAACTCACTGGTAGCTACTGCTACGAATCTCGGTTTTGACGGAGAATGTCTGATTACTTGTCGAAGCACCGGAGTTTCGGGAACCGTTATAATGATGGGCGGAATAATGATAGGAGTCGGTAATAACTTGGCTCCGCTTTTGGTAGCGATAAACAACGGGGCTTCTACCAGTACGGTTGACACGACCGGTACCTTGGCTTTTGACGTTACGGTAACATGGTCAAATAATACCGCCGGCAATACGGTTTCTTCTTTGAACTGTTCGCTGGAAAGCTTGAACTAATGAATTAACTACACGTCCTTGACGGATTTTATTTATATAGGTACAAATACCATATAGCTAAATAAGGATGAACGTGTATTACACCAAAGCGGATATAGAACAGAAAGACGGAAAGATAATCGGTATCGCCTCTACTTCGACAGTAGATAGGCATGGTGAAATCGTTAATGCTGACGGATGGGATTTAAAGAATTTTAAGAAAGCTCCCCGTCTGCTTTGGGCACACGACCACTACCAACCAGCTATCGGTAAAGTAACTAAGACCTGGTATGAGGGTGAAGGCAAAAAGAAACGCCTGCTGTTTGAGACGGTCTTTCAAGAAGTCACTGAAATGGGGCGGGCTATTAAACAGCTTGTCAAAGATGGATTCATTAATACATTTTCAGTTGGCTTCGCTCCGCTGGAGATGGAAGGAAGTGAGATTACCAAACAGGAACTTCTGGAAATTTCGGTGGTTAATGTTCCAGCTAATCCCGATGCGATGGTACTAGCTTATAAAGCTCTGAATAAAGCGGGGTTTGATAAGCAGACGATTGAAGAAGTGGGTATCCCGGCTGTATTAATTAATAGGATGGACAATTTGGAAGAACGCTTAAAAGGCGTTGAAGATAAAGCTGATATTGCGGTAAAGGGGTTGCAATACCTCGCACCGCAGAGGTCGAACCAGGAGATCGTCACAGAGCGGCTCCGCCATAGCAAGGTTATCGCAAAAACTGCCGATAAACTGCTTAGCGGAAACGTATCTCGTGATTTCTCTCCTTCTTTTCATTTCTTC